GGAGCATCTACAACACTTGATATTTCAGTAACACCTGTGGGTTCACCAGCCTCTATTACGATTGCGAAAAACACAGAATGGTCTGCTACAGTCGATGGTATCATCTATAAGTTTGTAACACCACAAGAGTATACTTTTTCCTCTGCTGCTAACTACACTGGTACGATTTCAATCGTAGAAGGTCGACCACTTACAAATCGTTGGACAGTTGACACAAGTAATCCTGTTCGTTATGTTCTTCCCAATGAAAACGTTGATACAACATCTATTACAGTTACTATTCAAGAATCTGCTGTTGATACTTCATCAACAACGTATACTCTTGCCAATGATATCACTGAAGTTACTGCAACATCACCAGTTTACTTTTTACAAGAAACAGAAGACTCGCAGTTTGAAATCTATTTCGGGGATAATGTATTAGGTAAAACACCAACAAACGGTAATATTGTTATCATTAGTTATCGTGTATGTAATGGTGAAGATGGTAACGATATTTCTACATTTACAAACCCATCAACGATTGGTGGTGAGTCAACATTCTCTGTTCTTGTAAACTCAGCAACATCTGGTGGATCAAGTATTGAATCAGTTACATCGATTCAGTTCAATGCTCCAAAGAACTTCGAGACACAGAATCGTGCTGTTCTTGCTGGTGACTATAAACAGATCATTCTAAACAACAATGGTGATATTGAGTCTGTATCAGTATGGGGTGGAGAACAAAACACACCAGCCATTTATGGTAAGGTGTTTATATCGATTAAACCGATTGGTGGCACGATTATTTCTTCTGATAGAAAAGATGCTATTAAGACACAACTGAAAAAATATAACGTCTTATCAATCGATCCAGAATTTGTTAATGCTACTTATCTTTACATCAGACCAACAACCACAGTCAATATGGATTCTTCTCTGACAACTCTATCTGCAACTGCGGTTCAGACAAAGGTTGTTAATGCAATCGAAAAGTTTGAAGATGATAATCTTGGTGTGTTTGAGAAACCAACATTTAGATATTCCAAGTTTTCATCAGCGATTGATAATGCTGATAACTCTATTAAGAGTAACAATACCACGATAGTTATGGAAAAGAGATTCAATCCTTCTGTCACAGCAGCATCGACATATAACATTTCCTTTAATAACGCAATTAATAATCCACACACAGGGCATCGGTTTGCGATTAGTTCAAGTACGTTTACATATCAAGGAAAGACATGTTATCTAGATGATGATGGTAATGGTAATATTCGAATCTATTATATTCAGTTACCAAATACAACAGTATATCTAGATGAGACAGCAGGAACTGTAAACTATCAAACTGGTCTTGTAACTCTTAACTCATTTGCTCCTACGGCTTATTCTGGTAGTTATCTAAGTATTTTTGCTGATCCAGCAGATAATAACATTAAAGCAATTCGAAATCAGATTCTTTTAATTGCAAACGCAAGAGTTACTGTTGTTGATGATGCAACGACGGTAGTGACAGCACAAACAGTCACAGCAACTACTTCTGGTGTGACAACTAACGTAATTGATTCAGGTCTATATCCGGTCGTTTATTAATGTCTACAGATAAAAAGATATCCAATCTCGTAGAGCAACAGTTTCCTCAGTTCGTAAGAGATGAGGGTCCAAATCTTGTTGCGTTCATAAAAGCATACTACGAGTGGACGGAACAAGCAAATAATGTAATTGATACGACAAAGAGTTTGCTTTCCTATCAAGATATCGATACATCACCTGATAAGTATTTTGAATATTTTCATCGTGAAATCATGAACTCGATTCCACGAGATATGATTGCGAACAAACCACTTCTTGCAAAACACATTAAAGACCTATATCGTTCTCGTGGTTCAGAACAATCATATCGACTTTTATTCCGCATTCTTTTTAATGAAGAGATTGAGTTTTATTATCCAGGCGAAGATATTCTTCGTGCTTCGGATGGTCGTTGGGTTCAAGATACAATCATTCGTGTTGGTAGTCCGATTGTAGGTGATTTAAATCTACTGATTGGTAATACGATTGAAGGTTTAGATAGTGGTGCAACTGCTCGTGTAGAAAGAATCACAACAACATTTGCTATCGGTACTGTTGTTAATGAACTGGTTCTTCTCGATATCAATGGAATATTCCAAGACAATGAAACAATTCAGTTACTCAACGATCCAACGGTTAGTGCTACTATTATCAACACGATTGGTCCACTTCAAGATGTAGAAGTAACATATGGTGGTGCTTTCCATCGTGCAGATGATGTGGTTTCATTCACATCGACTTCTGGTGTAAATGCAGATGGTGTTGTTACTGGTACAACAGATACCAGTGCTGTTCAGTGGAATATCAATGATGGTGGTTCCGGTTACACAGTCGGAGCAACCGTAACAGTTACTGGTGGTTCCGGAACAGGAGCAGACTTTGTAGTAAGTTCGATTGGTTCAACAGAAATCATTTCTGTGAATAATAATACAATCGAACCTATGAAAGATGTTGTTCTCAATACAAGCCCAACATTTGTTTCTGCTGGCGCAAATACTGCTGTTATCGGTACAAATCTTGCTGCAGCAAATATAAACACAACACTTAGCGCAGCATTTGATTTTGATACTGTTACTGTTGGCACGATTACTGGTGTAAATGTAACGAACTATGGTCAAGGGTATCTCATACTTCCAACCGCAACAGTGGTTGAAGAACAAATCCGTGATCTTTATATTCCAGATGGAAGTGGTGGGTATAAAGGCGATAACGCTGATATCACAGCAACGAATGCTCCAGGTTCAATCACTTCAGTTCGTGTAAATAACTTTGGTCAAGATTATAACAGATACGAACAAGTTTCTATCAATAACCTAACTCGTGGTGGAACTGCTTCTGGTTTAGGTATACCTTTTGTTTCTGGTGTTGTAACACTTCCAGGTTCTTATAGGGATACAAAGGGTTGGTTGTCTTGGAATAACAGATTACAAGATAACTATTATTATCAAGAGTTCTCATACGAGATTCGTTCAGATCAGTTTACTAACACATATCGTGAACTTGTCAATACTATTCTGCATCCAGCCGGTACAAAAATGTTTGGTCGGATTCGGTTGTTTGCAGAAGCAGAAACAACTGTTGTTACTGTTGACTCAACATCACTCGGTAGATTTGTAATACAATCTGATATTGAAATGAGTGTTCCAGAAGTTGTTTCTGGTGGCGAATCTGATTATGTTGCTGATGATGGTGCAATTGAATCGTATCCAGATGTTATTCTTGATACAGAAGTTGAGACGACAACAGTTACTGTTGAGTCAAATGTATGGTTGTATTCTGCTGGAACAGGCGAACTATTCGTTCTTGATAGTGCATTACTATCCACATACTCAAGTAACACTATTGCTCTTTGGGCAAATACACCAATCAGCGCAATGGGTTCACCATATCACTTGGTCGGCAACAATACAGTATTCTCGGTAGAAGTACCAAATCCAGGGTCGGGTCTATTCATTATAGATACATATGGACCAACGGCAAATGGATTGTACTTCACAAATACAGTTTACTCAAATACTTCACTTACACTTACAACTCCATATGCTGGTACTACATTGGCAAATGGTTCGTTCTATTACTTAGCAAACACAAGTCCGTAAGATTTCGATTATAAATAAATAAAATCATTCGGCAAGAGGATTGAAAAGAATGCCAGGAATCGTAACAAGACGCTTTCGTATTCATAATGCAGAGCAGTTCCATGAAGCGTTCAGTGAAACTGCTTCAACTAATATGTATGTCTTCATCTCTCGTGTAACACCATGGGATGATGATAACAGTCCACCAACACCAACAGATTCAATTCAGAATACAGAATATGATGCATGGCGCAGAATGATTGCTGCTAAACGTGTTCAGGCTGGTGATGTTACATACGCTGTTCCAAGATACAACTGGACGACTAGTAAAGTATACCGCGAATACGATGATCAGTCAACAACTCTTTTTGATGCTCCTGCTAGTTCAAATACGTTTTATGTAATCAATAGTTCTTATAACGTATACAAATGTCTTTTCAATAATAAAGGTGGCGCTTCAACCGTTGAACCAACTGGAACATCAACATCAACTCTTGTTACTGGTGATGGTTATCAATGGAAGTTCATGTATTCAGTTGATGCAGGTTCTGCACTCAAGTTTTTAACAGACTCATGGATTCCTGTCAAAACGCTAACAGCCGATGATGGTTCTGCTCAGTGGGATGTTCAAGCGGCGGCTGCAAACGGTGCGATTAATATCATCGATGTTCGTGCTGGTGGTTCAAGTTATCTGACAAACGTTGGTACTTTTACTGATGTAACATCATCAACGATTATGGATCTAGCGGCTGGTGCATCTGCTACTGATAACATTTACAACGACTCTTCATTGTATATCGCTTCCGGTACAGGTGCTGGTCAGGTTCGTAAGATTGTAGATTATGTTGGCGCAAACAAACGTGTAACAGTATCTCCAGCATTCACAGTCACACCAACAACTTTATCAACATATGTCGTTGGTCCAACAATTACTATCACAGGCGATGGTTCTGGCGCAGAGGCTTATGCTAATGTTGCTTCTGGCGCTGTCAACTACATCAACATGGTCAACGTTGGTTCAAAATATTCATTTGCTGATGTTGCTATTACTGCAAACTCATCTCATGGTTCTGCTGCAACTGCACAAGCATATGTTGCGCCACCACTTGGGCATGGTGCTGATCCTGTTGATGAACTTGGTGGTCATAACGTCATTCTAAACGTCCAGTTAACTGGTTCTGAATCAGGTGATTTCCCAGCCACTAACGAGTTCCGCACACTTGGTCTAATGCGTGATCCACTTACTCGTGCTGGTGTTGTTGCTACAGATTCAACATATACACAAACAACGAAACTCAATGTTTCAAGTGTTACATCATCTGGTAACTATACTCTTGATGAAGTTGTTCGTGGTAATACTTCAGGTGCTACAGGCATTGTTGTTCGATTTGCAAACACAAACCTTGCAAACACATCTGGTGCTGTACACACACTATATACAAGCGCAAATGGAACGTTCCAGTCTGCTGAAACAGTTACTGGTCTTTCGAGTGGTATTACAGCAACACTTGACAGTACAACATATGGTGAACTCAAAGAAAACACGGGCGATGTTGTATACACTGAAAACCGTGGTCCTATTTCAAGAGCAGAAGATCAGATCGAAGATATCAAACTTATCGTGAAGTTCTAAGGAATAAATTGAATGGCACTCGCAAATACTGCATCTTTATCGACTAACTTTAATGTCGATCCATATTATGATGACTTTGACGAAACTAAGAATTTCCATAGAGTATTATTCCGCCCCGGACTCGCTGTTCAGGCTCGTGAACTTACTCAGATGCAGACGATTCAACAGAATCAGATTGATCGATTTGCCGAACATATCTTCAAAGAAGGAAGTACTGTTCGCGGATTAGAAATGAATTATGATTCGAGTATTGATTATATCAAGATTCGAGATGATGATGAAAATACTAATCCTGTAGATGTTTCTCTTTTTAAAGGAACTACTATTACTGGTGCTACATCAAGCGTTACTGCTGAAGTTATCGATTCACTTACTGGTTCTGAAACCGATACAAATACTAAAGTTCTTTATGTAAAGTATACAAACTCTGGCGCTAACAATACAACAAAGACTTTACTTAGTGGTGAGAAGTTTACTACCGGTGCATTATCTGCTAACGTTATCACTGAAGGTGTTCAATCAACTAACGTTATCGGTAAAGGTTCAAGAATAACATTTGGTGATGGTATTCTATACGCAAAAGATCACTTCATTCGTGTAGACACTCAATCGACTATTGTTGGTCGTTACTCTGCTAATACAAGTGTAAAAGTTGGTTTTGATATTGTTGAGACTATTGTTAACAGCGCCGCAGATACGACACTTCTTGATCCAGCTCAGGGCGCTTACAACTATGCTGCTCCTGGCGCAGATCGTCTTAAACTTACTGCTACTATTGCTAAAAAAGAAATCACAGATACTTCTACTGATAACTTTGTTGAACGTATTCGCATTCAGAATGGAACACCACAGTACAAGTTTGATAAACCATTATACTCAGTAATCAATGACTATATTGCTCGTAGAACATCCGATGAGTCTGGTGATTATATCGTAAGTGGTCTGAATGTTCGGCTTCGTGAACATCTTAATGATGGTTCAAACCAAGGTTATTTAACTCTCGCAAAAGGTGGTACTGCTAATAGTCTTTCTGTTGGCATCGGTCCTGGTAAAGCATATGTAAAGGGTTATGAGAACGAACTATACAGAACAGATCATATCAAAATCGATAAAGGTGTTGATACAGAAGATGTTGGTGATCTTTCTATTCCTGCAAACTACGGCAACTACGTTATCGTCAATGAAGCAGTTGGTTCATGGGATCTAAATGGGCATGATCGTGTTTCATTATATGATACATTACATTTTGCTATCTCTAATACACACTTTTCATCAACTGCGCCATCTGGTTCAAAGATTGGTGAAGCTCGTGTAAGAGCAATGGAATATGCCAGTGGCACAAAAGGAGCTCCTGCAGGTCAGTATAATCTATATCTCTATGATATCAATATGTGGACTTCTGATTTTTCATCAGTTCGTTCTGTTTATTATGACAATGGTGCTTATGATGCGTTTGCAGACATTGTTCTTGAAGGTGGTAATGCTGTACTAAAAGAAACTTCATTCAACCGTTCATTGTTTGCTATTCCTGCAAGCAATATTAAACGTCTTAGAGATAGCACAGGAACAATCGATAATACGTTTAGATTCCTAAGAGAGTTTGATGTTACAATCGCTGCCGATGGTACTGTTACGATTCCTACAGGTGCTTCTTCAGAAGTATATCCATTCTCACCTGGATTACTGAACAATACACAAGAACGCGATAACTTCCATGTTGTTCTTCAAGCAGCTGCTACAAGTGCAGCGCCTGTTGATACTGGAACATCAAAAACCGCTGGTTCAGATACAATCTCAGGTATTACATCAGGCACAACGAAATACAATGTAGGTGATGCAATCTCTATTGCTGGTATAGCAAATACGCTTGTTGTTACAACGGTTGGTACTACTACACTCACAGTAAACGATACGTTTGGTACAGGTTCTGGTGATGTAACAAAATCATTCCAGCCCGGTCAAGTGATTTCATTGAACGGTGTTGGTGGTGATAGTGCTGAACGTTCAGTCAATATTAACTCTTCAACAAGCGCAACGATTGATATCCAAGAAACATTAGGTGGTACTGTCAATGCTTCAGTATTTGTTGAGTTAAGTAAAACAGATGGGCAAGAGATTGATAAGAATCTAAATCCTGATCGTTATGTTGAGTTGAATGTTTCTGCTGCTTTTGCAAATACAAATCTTGGTTCTCCGGGTCTTGCTGGTCCATGGAACTTAGGTTTTGCTGATATTCATGAATTGAAAGAAGTTCGTGTCAAAACTGGCAACACGTCATTCGTTACAACAGGCGAAGGTACTGATGTTACAAATCAGTTTGAAATCGATACTGGTATGCGTGATAACCTATACAATCATGGTAAACTGAAACTCAAAACATCTGCTTCCCATGTAGTTGCAAACGGTAATGTTTATCTTGCCAAGTTTGATTATTTCTCTCATGATACATCTGCTGGTGTTGGTTACTTCTCAGTTGATTCTTATCCTGTGAATGACACATCACCAACATCAAGTCAGATTCGCACAGAAGAGATTCCAGTTTATACATCACCAGTTACTGGTGCTCGTTATGATCTTCGTAACTATGTTGATATTCGTCCACGTATCACCGATACAGCAACTGATACAACAACACTTACTGGTATTACAACGAATCCAGCTACGGCTAATACAGTAGTTGAACCTTCTGGTGGTCTACGTTATATGGCTCCAAACGAAGACTTCATTACTGACTTTGAGTATTATCTACCAAGAAAAGATCGTGTCGTCATTACTTCAAAGGGTCAGATTCGTGTTGTTCGTGGTGTTCCTTCTCTTAATCCACAAACACCAAAACCTGCTTCTGATGGACTTACTCTAGCAATCATTGATGTTGCTCCTTATCCATCACTACCATTTGAAAACGCAAAACGTGTAAGTACTGCTACTGCACCAAATGGTCGTACGGACCTTGCTAATACAATCACACCAGTTCGACAAGTTAGACATACAATGCGTGATATTGGTGTACTTAAAAATCGTATCGAAAATCTTGAATACTACACTTCATTATCTCTACTCGAAGCAGATACAAAGTCAACATTCTTAGCCGATGGTTCCGGTAATGATAGATTCAAAAATGGCATTCTTGTAGACGCGTTTACAGGTCACAGTGTTGGTAACGTATTTAATCCAGACTATAATATTGCTGTTGATCCACAGAAAAACGAACTACGCCCACCATTTAAACTTGATGATGTTCAAGTTGAATTTAACTCAGCATCATCCTCTGGTGTATCAGTTAAGTCTAAAGATGCAACAGTAACGATTGCTGATTCAACTCAGACATATACAGTTGGCGAGACAGTAACTTGTGGCGCTGGAACTGGTAAACTTGTCTATCAAGTTGATGCTAAACTATATCTTGAACAAGTCTCAGGTACTCTTTCTGGAACTGCTGTTGGTGGTGACTCAGGTGCTTCATCATCTATCTCAAATGTAACATTACCAGATAATAGTAAACTGATTACACTACCTTATAATCATGATTTAGTTATTAATCAGTCACTTGCTTCTACAACAAGAAATACTGCTGGTACTTTCTATAACTATCATGGTAATCTAGAACTTACACCAGAAACTGATTACTGGGTTGATACAACAGTTCGTCCAGAGGTTCAGATTGATTTTGACTTTAATACACAAGCATGGCAAAATCTAGCAAATGCTTGGGGCACACAGTTTGGTGATTGGAACACGATTTGGACAGGCGGCACAACAGAAACTCGACAACTTGTTCGCGACAATCAAGCACAACAAATCACTTCAACGACCACGGTTGGTCAACAGAGACAAGGTCTTCGTGCTGAGATTGGTGTACCACAAACACAAACACAAAGTATTGGCGAGTCTGTTCGTGATGTAAATCTGATTCCATTCATGCGGTCAAGAGTAATCAACTTTACTGTTACTGGTATGAAACCATCAACAAGAGTATATGCTTTCTTTGATAGTGAAGATGTGAACGCATATGTAACACCAACTGATTCATCTTTCGTTCCAACAGCGTCAGAAGGATCAAATCTTGTAACTGATGCAAACGGTGTTCTACACGGTAACTTCCGTATTCCAAATAATGATACTCTAAGGTTTAGAGTTGGTACTCTATTATTTAAACTCGTTGATAGTGTTACAGGAAGCGAAGATCAAAGTGCTACAACAACATGGGCTTCAGCAAACTATTCTGCTTCTGGTCTCAGTCAAGTAGTACAAGATACCGTAATTGGTACTCGTAATGTGAGTCTTGAATTTAACACAGTAACAGAAACAAGAACAACCACATCTTCTTCAACTAGATTTGAGCGGCGGTTCGTGGACGACGGCGGCGGCGACGATCCTATAGCGCAAACATTTATAGTTGACACATCTGATAACTTTGGATCTGGCATTTCATCTGGTGTTTATTTAACAAAACTTGATTTATACTTCTCATCAAAAGACGCAAATCTACCAGTCGATATTGAGATTCGTGAAGTTGATCCAAGCACATCACTTATCACTAAAAAGGTTGTTCCTTTCGGCAAACAATCTGTTGCTTCTGCTGATGTAAATACAAGTACAGACGCTTCAAAACCAACACCAATCGTTTTTGATACACCAGTATTCTTATTGAATGATGCAGAATATGCAATCGTTATCAAACCAGGTGGTAATAATCCAAACTACACAGTATTTACTGCAAGACTTGGCGAAGATGATCTTACAACAGGTAATAGGATTGTAAGTCAACCATATTCCGGTACTCTATTCGCATCTGCAAATGATCGTACATGGACACCTATTCAAGAAGAAGACCTCAAGTTTAAAATGTACTTTGGTAACTTTGGTACATCTCAATCTGGTACGGCAGTATTTAAGAACACCGATAAAGAATATCTCACAGTCAACACGCTTGACTCAACAACGATGTTTAATGTAGTTGGTGAAAGTGTACATGGCGAAACTACATTGACTCTTGCTGGAACACTGGCTGGCGCTATTGTTGGTGATACATTGGTTGGCGCGACATCTTCTGCTAACGGTACAATCAGTGATATTAGTGGCACAAACTATCGTGTCAAAGAAGTCACAACAGCAGATAAGTTCACTAATACTGAAACGATTACACTGTATCAATCAGGTGCTGCTACTGGAACGACGAGTACTCTAAGCAGTCAAGCAACACCAACAGGTAAAGTTTACTTCTATGATGGTGTAACGTCTGCTAATAACTATCTACATCTTTCAGAACCATCTGGTACATTTGTTGCTGGTACTCAACTACGTACACAGACAGGTGGTCTAGATGCTAACATCGTTTCTATTGATGATCTTCAAATTGATATTTTCCACACTCATATGAGTAAACTTGATCTTCAAGGAACTGAGTCATCAATCACTGGTAAACTTGCAACAGGTACTACTACTCTTGATTCTGTTTATCGCAATGTAAATGATAATGGTGATACAGAATATGACACACCAAGATATGTTGCAAGTAAAAGTAATGAAACAACAAATCATTCTGGTTCTAAAACAGTTGATCTAAAAGTTGCTTTATCAAATAGCACAAACAAACGTCATTCTCCTGCTATTGATAACGAACGGGCGGCTCTGTTCACTGTTGAGAACCTTGTAAATAATGACTCAACTAATGAGAACTCAACGTTTGGTGGTAATGCTACTGCTAAGTATATCACAAGAACAGTGACACTTGCAGATGGACAAGATGCTGAAGACTTAAAGATTTTCTTAACAGCATATAAACCAGGCACTTCTGATATTCAACTATACTATAAGATTCTCAATGCTGAGGATAGTGATACACTTGATGATCAATCATGGACTCAGATGACACAGACAACAAGTGCTGTTACTGTTTCTGACTCTGAAAATCGTAATGATCTAAAGGAATATGAGTACAATATTCCAACTGCAAATCTAACAGGTACTGGCGGTGAAGTTCAATATGTAAATAGTGAAAGTGTAACATATACTGGATTTAAATACTTTGCAATCAAGATCGTTCTACTCTCAAGCACAACATCTAATGTGCCAAGAGTAAGAGACTTTAGAGCAATTGCATTACAGATTTAGAGGAAGATATGAAACTTCAACCGATTAAAGATGTAGAAGGATTTCGAAAAGATATAGATACTGGAGCTATTTTATCAATTGATAATACTGCTCTTACTGCATATAAAAAGAAAAAACAACATCAGAACGAATTGATATCTGATATAAATAATATCAAAGATGAACTAAAAGAAATACGAGATATGCTTCGGTTGATCGTATCGAAACAAGGTAATTAATAAATGGCTGACTTGCTTTCAAACACAGCATTAGCGAATACTACTTTTGATGAGTGGCGGATTAATACGAATCTATTAACAGATCGTGTCAATCAGTTTTTTGTTAATGCAAATACGGTTAATGCTGCTAACTCTGTAACGACAAATACACTTAATGCGACTGGAACATCTACTCTTTCTGGTCCTGTAACATTAAGTGGCGTTACTGTTTCAGTTGCTGCAAATACTACATTTAGTTCAGCAAACACAAATATTTTCGGTAATAGATTATTGATTACTGCAAACACAAACATCAATGCAACAAATGTTCTAATCAATGGTGTTCCACCAGGAACAGATGACAACGCTTTAGCATTCGCAATTGCACTAGGCTAGGTAAAAAAATATGGCAAACGCTTTCAAAACATATACTTCAAGAAACGTAACGAATTCGTTGACTGCGGTTGGTTCACACACCACTGGTGCTTCAACGACTGAGACAGTAATTGGTCTAACAGTTTCGAACATTCTTGGCACAGCAGTTAATGTAACTGTTACACATAATGATGGAGCAAATGATACACATATTCTAAAAGATGCTCCACTACCAGCAGGTAGTTCTATTGTTCCAATCGGCGGCGATCAGAAAATCGTTCTTGAAACAGGGCATTCAATTAAGGTAGCATCAGACAACGCTTCTGCTTCAATTGATGCTGTAATGTCATTGCTTGAACAAACCTGATAGGAGTTAACGAATGCCTTATATTGGTGTATCTCCAGTTACTCGCGGTGGTGACGATTTTATAATCGATAACTTTGCGGCAGGTGCTGATTTTACTGCAGGTAGTTCTACACAATTAACGTTATCAAGTTCACCAGCAACAGAAAATGCTATCCTTGTTTCAATGGATGGTGTAACTCAGCATCACAATACGTTTTCACTATCAAGTACTACCCTAACCTTTAGTGAAGCGATTCCGACTGGTGTTTCTAATATTGAAGTTCAGTATTACATTAAGACAACTCTGAATACGATTTCATCTGGTGCGATTAATAGCAGCGCAATGTTAGATGATAACGTAGTTATTACATCAAAGATTGCTGATTTAAATATAACTACTGCTAAGATTGCTGATTTAAATATAACTACTGCCAAATTGAGTGACAATTCAATTACGTCTGCCAAATTGAGCGGCGATCTCGTTGCTCCTGGTGATCTAACCGTTACTGATAACTTCATCATGGATGTCGGAACAGTGTCAGCATCCGCTACGCAAACACAAGTGGGCGGTACTGCAATCACAACCGATAATGTGTTGATCTCTACCTGTGCCACGGCTGGAGATAGTGTAACGCTCCCATCTGCTGTAGCTGGGCGCAGTGTCTGGATTACGAATAGCGGCGCTGCTGCAGCATGGGTCTGGCCCGCGAGTGGTGATGCGATTAACGAGGGTACGACCGACGCCCGCGATCCTGCCCCTCTTTGGCCAAATGAGAGCCGAGAATATCGAGCGCATGATGCGACTGGGTTCTATACGCCGCGTCCATCAGGAAGTCGTGTTCTTTTGGACACGCAGACTGCAAGCACATCCGCTTCGTTAGACTTCGCAGACGCCTCTATGGGTGATGGCACGTTTGATGTCATCGAAGTTATCGGCACGAACATTATCCCGTCCGTGGACGGTC